TTTTAGCCCCCTGACCATATATGGTTGGGGGGCTTTTTCGTCGTCTTAGAATTTGTTTTAGGGATTTGTCCTACAACCCCTATCCATACCCATTATCCTTCTTTGGTCGCTCGCCTAAGGCTCGCTCCCTGCCGGAACCCTGAAAAAGAGAAATGCCCCCCTACCCCCCACGATTTCAAGATCGTAGCAGGTAGGAGAAACACCCTCTCAGGTCCGGCATGTGCCGTCGCCCGTCAAATGGAGTTTCTGCCCCACGCTCTCGCGCAGGAGCAACACTACCATCTGACAGGTCGTTGACAAGTGGGCGTGTCGTGTGCATAATCCCAGCATGGAAAATACACCGGGCTACCTAAGCCACAGTCAGATGACAACGTGGCTTCAGTGTGGCGAGAAGTACAGGCTCACGAAGATCGTCCAGGTTCCAGAAGATCCTGCATGGTTCTTTGCGGGTGGCACATCTGTGCATGCAGCGGCTGATGCAATAGATCATCAACTGCTGGAGGAAAGACGATGAGTCAGGCAGCCTACGACGCAGGTCTGGAAGCCTTTAGGCGCACCCTTGACGAAGAGGAAGCCAAAGCACCCAACGGCAACTGGCGTGCATCTGGTCGCAAGACCAAGAAGATGCCGGGTGGTGAGGACAAGTCTTGGTGGCTATCCGAAGGCCCACGGATGGTGCACAACTACTACAACTGGCGAATGAACAACCCGAACCTTGAGATTTGGCATACCCCTGAGGGCGTGCCAGCGATTGAGTTGGGTGTGTCCGTAAATCTGCCAGGTGACATAACGATGAAGGCATACATTGACCGCGTGTTTGTGGACAAGCAAACCAACGAGACAATCGTTGTGGATCTGAAAACGGGTAAGCCTCCCGCCGCAGCCTTACAGTTAGCGATGTATCGCATGGCCTTACAGGAGCAGTTTGCTACCTCGCCACGATACGGTGCATACTGGATGGGTCGGGAAGGCAAACTTGATTCGGTGCACGACCTAGATAAGTACCCCATCCCGATGGTGCAACGTTGGATGCGTGACGTATCGAAAGCCATACAGATGGGCGTGTTTGTTCCCAGTGTTGGAATCCTGTGTGGCTACTGTGGTGTCAGGCAGTTCTGCTATGCTCACGGTTCAACTGAATACATCCCGCAATTTGATAGTGATTTGGAGAAATGATGAGTAGTGAACCCATGCACAAGTTGACGGTCAAGGTGGGTGACGCATTGCGTACCATCCAGGCCGATACGCACGATCAGTTTGTTGACGAGTTGGAGAGAGCCAAGGACGACTTGCAGTCCTGCTACGACCTGCTCACTTTGGCTAAGGCTGTCGGCAATGTCGCACAGACACCAGCACCGACCGCTGCCCCTGCCGCAGTACCCGTCGCTGCTGAACCGGCTGCACCCACTGCATTTGCAACAGCCACCACTAAGCAGTGTCCTCACGGTGAGATGGTTCCTAAGACTGGTAGCAGCGCCAAAGGCCCGTGGAAGGGTTGGTTCTGCCCGACACCCAAGGACACGCCGGGTCAGTGCAAGCCGGAGTTCATCAATCGTGGCACTCCAGAGTGGAATAACTTCGCAGCATGAGATTGCTTGATAGGGCTATTCGCCACATAGATCAGGGCAAGACGGTCATCCCCCTTCCGTTCAAGTCCTGGTCGGATAGCCATATCAGCATACGCCGTGGTGAGGTCAGCATGATTGCTGGCCCACCCGGTGCTGGGAAGTCTACGGTGGCCTTGGCTATCGCCATGCGAGCGCAAGTTCCCACCCTGTATGCCAGTGCCGACAGTCACGAATCCACGATGGCTATTCGCTCCCTTGCCATGTGTACAGGTATGCAGCAAAGCGTGGTTGAGGAACGAATCGAAAGTGATCCCGATTGGGCCACCGCTATGCTCAAGGAGAACGCTAGTCACATCCGTTGGATGTTTGACGCATCGCCTACCTTGGCTGACCTTGAGGACGAAATCAATGTGTACCGTGAGTTGATGGGCGAGAACCCATCCTTGGTGGTAGTCGATAACGCCGTGGATGTTACTCACGACAGCGGAGATGAGTTCTCTTCACTCCGATCCTTGATGCGGGAAGTGAAGTGGTGGAGTCGTGACACAGGGGCAGCGTTCCTAATCCTTCATCACACATCTGAGGGGTACGAAGGTTACCCGTGTCCTCCACGCTCGTCACTGCATGGCAAGATCGCCCAGGTTCCTAGCCTCGTGGTCACATTGTCGTCCGACCAACCGAACATGATGGCAGCCGCAGCAGTCAAGAACCGTTACGGTCCTGCTGACGGGTCAGGTCAGACTGCGGTGTGGATGGACTACCACCCCGCTACCATGCAGATCAAGGACATAGACTGATGAGTACCTACAATAAAGTCAAAGGTACTAAGTTTGAGACAGACCTAGAGAACTACCTCAACGAGTCGGGGGTCAAGGGTCGCAGGTTACCTCGTGCCGGGTCGAAAGATATCGGTGACGTATCCCTGACCCTCAAAGATTTCACTATCGTGATCGAAGCCAAGAACGTCAAGAAGCAGGACATGAGTGAGTGGCTACGTCAAGCAGACGTAGAATCGTGTAACTATGAACTCAAGTATGGTGTCCCTACCGTCCCTGTCGTGGCTACAAAGACCCGACAGAAGGGGATCGGTGAGGCTAGGGTGACGATGACCTTGGATACCTTGCTGGACTTGTTGAGGCTGGGCCAGGTGACATGATTATTTATCTGGAGCCGTGGGAGTACGAGCACGCTAATCGTGTGGGCATAGGGAGATACACGGCAAATTGGGAGAAGCAAGATGCTGCGTACTACGACAAGTCGCGCATGCAAGACGACAGGACAGCGCAAGTTGCGGCAGCCGCCTGCGAATTAGCGGTGGCTAAGTACATAAATCAATACTGGTCTGGATCGGTTTGGCATAAAGATTCTCACGAAAAGTATAAAACAAGTGCTGACGTTGGCTACAACGTAGAGGTTCGCAGAGTTAGGACAGGGAGTAGCGTGGCTGTCCGGCAAAAAGATTTAGGTCGTTGCCTTTATCTTTGGGCTGCACGAGCAGTAGAGCCTGAGTTGAGAGAAGTTGAACTTTTAGGCCACATAGATTATGACCAAGCCTGGAATCGTGCCGAGGAAAGCCAGTTTCAGGGCACAAGATACCTGCCACTTGATAGACTGAACGCGCCGTGACGGACGCACAGTTTGATATTTGGCCCGTGTTAGAGCATTACGGGTGGGAACTGCCCTCGCCCCGTGGATCTTGGCAATCAGTCAAGTGCCAAATTCACAATGACACACACGCCTCATGTCGCGTAAGTTATGACGCAGGTAGGGTAAAATGTCTGGCATGCGACTTTCGTGGCGACGCTATCCAAGTCGTCCAACACTACGAAGGGTTGAGTTACAAAGATGCTGTCAGTAGATGCGAAGAAGTCTCTGAAAGAGGCAGCGGAGACGTACTACAATCAAGTCGTAGATATTCAAGACTACCTTCTAAGTCGCGGAATCGACGGGTACGCAACTCGTACACACCGCCTAGGCTACGTCAAAGACCCGGTGATCGGGCATGAGCCGTACCAAGGCAGGCTATCTATCCCTTACCTCACGCCCACAGGTCTTGCGGATCTGCGCTTTCGGTCCATCAAGCCAGACGACTCACCTAAATACCTCTCCCGCCCTGGCGCAGAGCAGCACATCTACAACGTACTGGCGTTCCAGCAGGACTCCGATGTTATCTGTATCTGCGAAGGGGAGATTGACACCATCATCATGCACAGCATGGTCAAGATCCCTGCCGTCGGTATGCCTGGGTCTAACGGCTGGAAGAACTGGTACTACCGGGCCTTCAGTGACTACAAGAAAGTCCTTGTCCTCACTGACGGTGACTCGTCAGGGCACGAGATGGGAAAGAAGATTATGCAGGCCATTGATGTAGCAGTGGTTGTCTCTATGCCGGACGGCATGGATGTAAACGAAGTATTCCTAGCGGAAGGCGAAGAGGGTATGAGGAAGAGGGTGGGTTTGTAGTGGAAACTTGGATGTGGTACACGATGTGGACTCTGGCTGGTGTCATCACCGGCATGGGTATTATCGCGCTGACTATGTGGGCTGTCGCTGAGTTGGACGAACACAAGTGGCGTAAGCGCATGAACGAAATTATGAGAGAAAGTATTGATCGTGGATGATGACACCGCACGATTGGGAGACGCTGCTGCGCTCTCTGACTTCCTTGGGTATCAAGATAGAAAGTCAAAACCGACAGACGGGGAAGATCGTCCTGTCCGTATACCCATTACCCCGCCAGAACATAAAGGGTACGGGATAACAACCGACGAACTAGCCGAAGCCCAACGCAGGTTCACTAACTACGCAAGGCTGCGTATCTTGGGTACGGGTAACCGTGAGTATTCCCGTGGTAGCAAGCAAGCCTTTGAGGATATGCACTTACACCGCCTGATTGACGAGATGCGGGACGAGATAGCAGACGCAGTGAACTACCTGACCTTCCTAGATATCCACCTGTCCCGGTGGAAAACCACATTGGAGGAAAAGTTGTGAAACGAGTATGGGTAGTTTCAGATCTTCAGGTTCCCTTCCATGACAAACGTGCAGTGGATGCCTTGGCTCAGTGCATCACTGACATGAAAGGTAAGAACGATATTGTTGTCAGTATCGGTGATGAGATGGACTTCCAAACTATCTCCCGCTGGTCGGCTGGTACACCGCTAGAACACGAACGTTCTATAGGTCGTGACCGTGACACCACAGTGCAGGTTCTCAAGGACCTACAGATCCAGCATGTTATCCGCAGTAACCACACCGACAGGCTGTACAATCAGGTGATGCGCCGACTGCCTGGTCTGCTTGGTTTACCTGAGATAGAGATACAAAACTTCCTGCGCCTACCCGAAAACAAGATAACCTATCACGAGCAGGCCTTCCGTGTGGCTCCTGGGTGGGTGGCTATGCATGGTGATGAAGCAGGTGTCTCGCAGATAAGTGGGCAGACAGCGGCAGGACTCACGAAGAAGGTTGGCCTATCTGTGGTCTGTGGTCACACCCATAGGCTAGGCTTGCAGCCACACACTACAAGCGTGAATGGTCGCATCACCCGCACCCTGTACGGGTTTGAGGTTGGCAACCTCATGGACATGAAGCAGGCTAAGTACGCCAAGACCCACAACTGGCAGCAAGGATTTGGGATCTTGTATGTGGACGGCAAGAACGTTTATCCACAGCCTGTCCCCATTGAGAAGCGATCCTTCATGGTGGAGGGGAAGGTGTACTCGTGGTAGACGAGACACCTGAGATTACACCCCAGGATATGCGTATCGCCAAGCAAGGGGCGTTGAGTGCGTATCGTTCTGGTCGTGGTCTTGTGACCGTCGATGACATGATTGGCGAGGCTAACCTGTGGATGGTCAAGCACTTAGACAAGGTGGTTCACTGGCGTACACAGAACCGACACGGGCAAAACAAACTGCGTCACGCTGTTCGCCAGCGTTGCCTAACTATTATCGCTAAGGAACGTCGTCGTCGCTCCGGCCTGCAACCAGGAGATATCTTCTACTACACACCCGCCATGATCCGTGAGTTACTGCCCGACATATGGGATGAGGACGATTGGGTTAGCGGCAATACAAACAATGCTGAAGAGATTAGAAGCCCGTCACGCCCAGCGGAAGGCAACAATAGGCTGGCTATGGTGGCTGATGTTCGCTCTTCATTCTACACCCTATCTGAGAAGGATCAGAACTTTCTTGAGGACTTCTACCGTGACGGTGGTATCACATCTGATATCATGGCAGCACGACTAGAAGTTACGGAGCGCACTGTTCGTCGTCGTGACGACAGGATTATGGAGAAGATGGTGGAGCGTCTTGGTGGGGAGCCTCCGTGGACTCGCTGATTCCTCCACATATTTCGCACACCAGCCAACTGCGCCACTGAACGTAGATGCATTGATGGTCTTGATCTAACTCGGCATCACACACGGCTCTCCTTCGCAACAGTTATCTTTGTAGTGGCATGTGGGACAGAGCCAACGATAGTAAGTACCGTCGTACTCCGTCCCACACCAGAAGCACTCAATCATGCAGTCTTTCCCCAACTACATGCTGGCAGTAGCAGTTCTTGCATTCTTTATGTAACTCTTTAGCGACTCGGAAAGTTTCCTTAGACTTATCCATAAGTCCTTTATCTTCTTCATCACGACCTCTAGCGTTCAGGGTTCCCGCTGCTCTACAGGTATCGCATATCATCGTTAGCCTCCAATGGATCAGGCCCGTCGGCAGGGCATGGAACTGATACTACTGAGCCGCAGCACATGCATACACCGTCAAGCAGGTACATACCTGGCTGCTGTGTTTCACCATCAAAGATCGCTCCGATGAGAAACAAAA